GCGCTTTGGCCCACTCTATCACATCGTTGTGCATATCCAAAATCTGATCCAATTCACCGCCGCCAAGGAACACGTTTAACAACTTCTTTCGTGGATATACCACGATTTCAGTTACTATGCACCCCTTTGGCGTTGGCCACAACTGCATCGTACCTTTGTAGACGCCTTCGGCTACGTCAATGAAGTCGTGCGTGCCGCCAGAGTACCCCAGCGCGGCTTCGATCCATGGCCTGCATCTTTCAAGCTCTTTATCCATGTAGCCTCGTAATAGCTATAGTTGAGGCAGGCGCGGCAGGCGCAAACGCGGTTGCGGCTGTTGCGTCAAGAAAGCCGTTGGTGCTGTCCACTGCCCACATGGCCTCAAGGTAGTCCCCAGCGTTAAGCTCAAATATGGCCGAGCGAGACACAACCAAAACAGACCCGTTTTGATGCAGTGCGTTCTTCATTGTTGACCCGGCAACGTCAGAACCATTGACGCGAGGCCAAAACCAAAAGTTTACAGTTGAGCTTGATGTTGATGCAATCTGCGCCGAAAAGCTAATCATGTACTGACCAGCCTCATCAAACACAATGCGCGAAGCTGGCGTGCCGTTGGCAATGCCGTCAGAGGTGCTGGAGGCGTAGGTCAAAGCATAGGCCGTGTTTATAGCCGCAGCCGTTTGGTCAGTTGTCACGGCTCCAGCGTACTGGCCATCTTCAAGCACAACCTGCACCCACGCGCCGTTTTTGCTCACAACTGGATATTGGTTAATTCGATCCCACATAAGCGTGCCATCGTCAGCCGCGCTTTCATCGCCAGTCTGCTGGACCAGCGGTGAGCGCGTCTGAGATAGGTAAGACATAAGGCGTCGGCCCCAAGTCTGCCAATCCTTATCTCTTGGCTCTGGTGGACGGTTCTGCTGCGTCATCGACGCCCCCCGGCAACCGCGTCAACACGGTTAATGCCAACACGCCAATCCGCCAACCGCTCACCCTCAACGCGCATACGAACTTGACGCCCGGTAAACCTGACCGAAGTTGGGTTGCTCATAGAGTAAGGCCCGTATGAACGCTCAGTGCCGTTGGGGTAAAAGCGCGTCTTAAAGGTGGCATTTACGTCACCTTGCGACTTTTCATCCGGCAGCATTTGCGTGACGCTCATAACTTGGTCGCCAGCGCCAATGCGGAACGGGCCAGTTTCAGCGAACGGCGTCAGTGTGCCATAGTTAAAGCCAATCTCATGCTCGTATATTTTGTAATCCGCTGGATCAGCCATCATTGGCTGGCGGAAGGCACCCCGGTCAATGCCAGCAGTGCGGGCCAAATTGCCGATGGTCCATGTGTTCTCAACGTAATTATATGAAACGTAGCGGTCATTTTCCGTTGACGCTGCGCTTGGATAAAACCAAGTTACCTCGCTAAACATTGAGTTTGACATGCCAAACGCCTTGCTGATCTGGCCTTTGTTAATGTCATTGAACACATAGTCAGCTACGTCACACGGCAGCTCTTGCACAGCGCCGCCGGTGTATGCGTAAAACGAATTAACGCCCATCCAGAACGCGCCGCGATCAACCACAACCGCAGCCTGCTTTGCAGCCAAGCCACAGCTCGTGCCAACGCGCTCAATGCCGTAGACGTATGGCGGGCCAATGTAGTTGGCAACATGAGCATCGCGCGTGGTTAGGAGTAAAGTTTGACCTGCAACGGTCATGCCCTTCATCAATGCGCCTGACGTGTTTAGCTCAAGATCACCCGCCTCGTTTGTTGCGGCTGGCGTCCATAGGTTATTGTTCTCACGGTCTGACCAGCTCACCAAACGCGGGTTGCCGCCAGCGCCAAGTGCAAACAGAAAGCGCTCTTCAGTTACAACCATGCCGAGGTTGTCTACTGGCGCGTTGGACAAAGCCGCTGCGGGTGTGCCTGTGCCAAGCTGCCATTCGTAAATCTTGCCGTCGTCTTCGTTGCAAGCCAGCAGGTATTCGCCCCACGACTGCAAGTCCCAGCTTGTTGCGGGCTGGATGCGAACTGTGTCAGGCCGGGCAATGCCGTATGCGTAAGCACCAAACTCAGCGCCGCCGTAGCCCGTGAATGAAACTGCATCCTCTCGGCCTGCCGTTAAGCCAACGGGAGTAATGTCGTACCGCGCGCCAGTGGACGCCCAAACGTACAGTTTGTTGTACGTCCCAGACGTAATCCATCGGTCATTGCTGTTTGTAATCCAAGTAGTCATGCCGCGCAAAGTTGCGTTGGCTGCATTATTGTTGCGCGTGCGCCATCCGCCAACTGGACGCATAACGCCATCATTCCAACGGACAAGGCTGGCATCGCGCCATCGGCCCATGCTCTGCAAGTCAGTCCCGTTGCGGTAAACGCCAGCGGGAATGTTTAGATCAATTAAAGCCATTGTCGCCTCTCACAGTATGCGCTTGGTCTAATGTAACACAAAGTATGGTAAAATAACAACGCTGCCAACTATAGTTGCCACTGCATCCCATTTGTCAGGCGTGCCGCGTCCCGTGGCGTCATATATCTCTTTTCCGATAGCAGCCACGCAGCAAGCAAAAAAGCCCCAATGAGGGGCTGAGTATAAAGTAACGGAGGCAGCTATTGCCGCCCCCGCTAAAAAGTGTGCCTGCTTATCAATCGGCAGCTTCATCTTCACCTTCCGCTGGCGCTTCCAATGATCCAGCCAGCATTTTAACAAAAGCATCACGGCCTACGTTAAGCTGATCCAAGTTAAACTGTGCAGACCCTAGCTTACGATCTAAGTCGTTGATGTGGTTTAGCATAGTCTTCTGTGCGTCAGTCATGTCTTCGATGTTGTATTCGATGTCGTTGACGGTGATGAGGTTCTTTTCATTTTTACTCATGACAGTCTCCTTTAAGTTTGAGTTACGAGTTGGCTGCGATTGCAGCATTGGCGGCAGTCATATCTTCTGTAGTCCAGAAGTCTTTGGCTACCATGATTTCCAGATGCTCAACATTACGAGCAACTGTGTCTGTCCAGTCAGCATCTTCCATGCCTTCTGGTTGTCCAGCGTTAAGCAGGTCAATTGAGTGACCCATTGCTGTGTAGTGCTGTGCGATTTCTTCTGTGGTTGGTGTATCAGTCATGTCTTTCTCCTTTTCTGACTGGTTACGATTAAGCGTTTTCTAGGGCAGTGATCCGGTCAGTCAATGCCGTGATCGTTTCTTGCTGTTCTTGGATTGCTTTGATGCAAAGGGATACCATATTGCTGTATGCTAGTGCATCTGGCTCACCGTCATCGTTGTATTGCACAAACTCTGTCAGGCCAGCGTCATGCACTTCCTCTGCAATCAGACCGCCAAACACTGTGTCGCCATCATTGTTGCCTTTGTAGGTAACTGGGCGGAGTGTCATTAATTCTGTTAGGCCATGCGTTGCATCGTTGACTGTATTTTTATAGCGCAATGATGAAGTTGACCTAGCAAAAGAGCCGCCACTTTCAATAACCGCATTAGCTGCTGCTGCTGTAGTGTTGTTGTAACTTGCGGGAACTCGCATATTACCGTTTTGATCTATCCTCAACCTAGGATTACCATCCCCATCCGACAGCACGATGTTGTTGCTTGAGGTGCGGATGTCCAAGCCGCCTTGGTTGCCGTCAAAGCGTCCAAGGATGGTGTTCTTGGAACCTGTAGACATGTAGTAACCAGATGTTGAACCAACAAATGTATTTCTCTGATCTGTTGAACTATACCCAGCACTGTCCCCAATGAAAGTATTTAGACCACCGCTATTTGCATGGCTATACCCCGCCTGATACCCAACAGCCGTGTTGTTGCTGGCGGTGGTGTTGGCCTCTAGAGCCTTGTTGCCTACTGCGGTATTAGAGCCGCCAGTGTTTGCCTCTAATGCCGAATAACCTACAGCAGTATTCCCGCTTGCAGTGGTATTTGAGTAAAGAGACAATGGGCCAACAGCAACGTTCCTAATCCCTGTGGTGTTGCTATAAAGTGATCTGAAACCAGCAGCAAATAAGTCGTTTCCTGTGGTATTCGTATAAATCGCCTGATACCCAACGGCAGTGTTTTGGCTTGCGGTGGTGTTGTTGACCAAAGCCTCATAACCCAATCCCACATTGTAACTACCTGTGCTATTTGAATGCATAGCACCACGGCCCATCACTACGTTTTGTGTGCCTGTCGTTGTAGAGTAACCAGCCTGATACCCAACAGCTGTGTTGTTGCTGGCGGTGGTAAAATTCAAAGACCCCCAACCAACAGCAGTATTGTAAGAACCTGTTTGGTTCACAGGTAAAGATGATCTTCCGTATGCTGTATTGTACCCGCCTGTAGTGTTGGAATACATAGAAACATAGCCAACAGCGGTATTTTCTGCACCAGTAGTATTGCTGTACAGAGATTGATACCCAACAGCCGTGTTGTTGGATGCGGTGGTGTTGGTTTTAAGTGCGCCTGTACCAACAGCTACGTTGTAGCTCCCTGTTGTATTAAAGCGTAGAGCTGATGCTGTGGTTCCATCATAGCCGCCTAAAGCAACGTTGCTGCTACCTGTTGTGTTTGCATGCCCAGCGTATGCCCCAAGAGCAGTTATAGTACCAGTAGTATTATTATACGCAGCCTGATACCCCACAGCTGTGTTGTTGCTGGCGGTGGTGTTGGAGTAGAGTGCTTGGCGACCAATACCAACATTACTAGCACCTGTGGTATTGTTTTGAAGTGCAAATGCTCCAAACGCAGAGTTGTCATCTGATGTTGTAGCGTTTTGTAACGCTAGCCAGCCCATTGCAGTATTGGCGTTACCTGTTGTTAAAGTATAAGCCGCTTTTGTGCCTAATGATTGGTTTCCCGTTCCCGTTGTATTGCTATACCCAGCCTGATACCCAACGGCAGTGTTGTTACTTGCGGTGCTGTTGTTAATTAATGCTTCTTCGCCCAAGGCAGTGTTATTAGATCCGGTGGTGTTAAACCTTAGCGCATAACGCCCGATCCCAGTGTTGTAGCCACCTGTGGTGTTAGAGTATAGCGCCCAGTGACCAAGGCCGGACAGCCCCGTACCAGCCGTATTACTGTAGACAGCCCCATACCCAACGGCAGTGTTGTTGGAGGCGGTGGTGTTTGAACGGAGGGCATCTTGCCCAACGGCAATGTTAAAATTACCTATCGTGTTGGCATACAAAGACTGATAACCTAGTGCAGTATTGATAGCGCCTGTCGTGTTTGAATAAAACGCTTGATAACCAAGCGCAGTATTTGAACCTGCGGTTGTTGTACTATACCCAGCTTGATGCCCAACAGCTGTGTTGTTGCTAGCGGTGGTGTTGGCTTCAAGAGCCTTATAACCAATTCCAACATTATTTGCGCCAGTGGTATTCTCTTCAAGAGCAGCATACCCAATAGCTATATTAGCCGCAGGGGTTGTATTACTGTGAAGAGCATATGGACCAATACCAATGTTAAAGGTTCCAATAGTATTTGAGTAAAGTGATTGCCAACCCAATGCTGTGTTAAAGGATGCGGTGGTGTTATTGGCTAAACTGTTCATACCTAAGGAAGTATTATAACTTCCTGAGGTATTATTTTGAAGGGCTAGTCTACCCATGGCTACATTGTCTACACCTGTGGTATTGTCATACATCGACTGATAGCCAACAGCCGTGTTGCTGCTGGCTGTGGTGTTGTTGCGTAATGCTGATCTACCTATGCCTGTGTTAGCTGTACCTGTGGTATTGGTATATAAGGCGTTGTTACCTACTGCCACATTATCTGCGGCTGTATTGTTATACAAAGCAACCCCACCAACCGCTGTGTTATTAGATGATGTGGTATTGGAATAAAGTGCTTGGTTGCCCAAAGCAGTGTTGTTCACACCAGTCGTATTACTATACGCAGCTTGATATCCCACAGCAGTTCCATTTCCTGCGGTGGTGTTGGCCTCTAGAGCCTTGTTGCCT